CGCACTCAGGATGGTGGTAAGACAGGAACCCTTCGTTTGTCCGAAGATGCCACAGGTTTGAAGTTCACTGTGGACATGCCTGATACCCAGGTCGGTCGGGACTTACTCGTATCCGTGGAACGTGGCGACATTTCTCAGAACTCTTTTGGCTTCATTGTCAAACAGCAAACCCGCAGCATGGTGAAAGGTGCCGATGGTGAGAACCGCATGGTGAGAGAAATCACCGATTGTGATTTGTTTGACGTTAGCCCAGTGACTTACCCCGCTTACACACAGACGACCTTGGAAGCCCGTTCGGCTTTCTTATTCCCGAATGGTATGCCAGAGGAACTTACCGAACTTATGAGTGAGCAGACAGCCGACGATACTGCTTTGGCAGCGCTGGAAAACGTTCGCCGTATAGTGGCCCAGCTAAGAACGAAAATGATAAAGCTATAGTCGAAATTAAGACTTGCATACTGCGTAGTTTCTGGCAGTCTTAGATATAGAGCTAGTTTGTTTGTGTAGGATGCTACTACCTTGAATGGTAAGCTGACTAACTAGAAGCGTTGAGCAGACCCGCCCTGGGTGGTTTTGGCTCCGTTAAATCGAAAATTCCAAACAAGTTATATAGGTGCCTAAACCCCACCGGAGCAGTACCCATGCCTAATAAGGAGTTAAATACTCTCGAAACCAAAGCGCAAGAGAAGCGCACACTTCGTGCCGCAAAAGTGCAGGAGATGCACGATTTATCGCTACAAACCAGCTTCCCAGCCGAAGCTCAAACCCGTTGGGATGCCCTTCACACAGAGCAGATGGCTCTGGAAACCGAAATTCGCACAATCGAAACCACGATTGCCTTGCAGAAGGAAATGCGTACTTTCACCCCGCCCCCAGTTGCCGTACCGTCACAGACTTTCACTGAGACCCGTGACGCAGCAAAGAGCGCAGAAATTGAGACCCGCGCTTTCAATGCTTTCTTGAGTGGCGGATGGACTGCGGTTAACAGCAATGAAGAGTTGAGAACCTACGCTCCATTGGATTCAACGCAGAACACTGGTCAGACCGGCTTCACCATTCCAATCCAGTTCATGCAACAGCTAGAAGTCAAGATGAAGGCATACGGTGGAATGCTGAATGATTGCAATACCGTATTGAGTGCATCTGGTTCGCAGTTGCTCTGGCCAATCATGGACGACACCGCAAACAGCGGCTCTTGGCTTGCTGAGAACGGTACGGCCAATCAAACCAACCCAGCATTCTCTAACGTTGCTTTCACCAGCAATCTTGCCTCGTCTGACCAAGTTCTGATTTCCATTCAGGCTTTGAACGACACCGCATTTGATTTGTCGGGTGTATTGAACAGTGCATTTGCTGTTCGCTTGGGACGTTTGCTGAACGCTGCATACACAAACGGTTCAGGCAGTGGTCAGCCAAAAGGCATCTTGGGTGTCTCTGGCATCGGCTCTGTTACCAACGTGGGCGACCCGCAAACGGGCAACACTTCCGCCAACTCTATCGGTGTGGACGACTTGAACGCCGTACAGTTTGCCGTGGACGACGCTTACCGTAACAGCCCGAAGGCACGTTATCACTTCGGCAGCTCAACACTTACCACGCTGATGAAGTTGAAGAACAGCTTGGGCAATCCAATCTTTGTCGCTTCGGTCACCGCTGGTGCACCGGACACAATCTTGGGCAAGCCTTACACCATCAACTATTCGATGCCCACCATCGCTTCTGGCCACAAGCCAGTGTTGTTCGGTGACTTCGACAAGTATGTGATCCGCAAGGTCGGTGAGGCTCAGGTGTTCCGCTACAACGAGCTTTACATGCCCAACAAGCAGATTGGTTTTGAAGCCTACCTTCGTACAGACGGTCAGTGCATTCAGCCAGCTGCCTTCGCAGTAATCACACAGCCTTAATCGGGTTGCTAATCAGATTGGGGCTTTCTCTCTCAACAAGGGAAAGCCCTTTCTTTCATGCCTATGACCCAACCAACACAAGAGCGCGAAGCAGCCATGACGGTGCCCCAAAAACGCACTGCAACACTGCCTAAGCCAAAGAGCAGACGTGTTTACTAAACAAATTTCATACGCGAGTACGTTGCCTATCTCACTAGCAGAAGCACAAAACTTCTGCCGTGTGGACGCAACCAATGCACAAGACAGCGCTCTGCTAACTCTGCTTATTCAGTCAGCCGTGCAACACGCTGAAAACGTGACGGGCTTATCGCTGGCTTCAAAGAATTACGTTCTGTATCTCGACAGGTTCCCCGGCTTCGCTTATGGCGGCTCGGGCTTCACCCCCTTGTTCGGAGCATTGCCGTATTACTTCGGACAAGTTGCGAACACTGGCTTTATGCCAGCCGTTAATAACCACACATTGCCGTTCGTAATTCCCATTGATAAATCTCCTGTTACCGCAGTGACCAGCGTTACTTATATAGACCTAACAGGAAACAGCCAGACGCTTTTGCCGGGACAAGATTTTGAAGTTGACCTGGGTTCGGAACCCGCTCGCATTGGCCCGCTTCCATTAGGCAGATGGCCCATCGGCCAAGTTGGCCTCAGCAGCGTTCAGGTTGCTTTCACCGCTGGATACACGGCAACGGTAAATACCGATCTGCAAGACACCACGATCACCGTCCCAACACCACCACAGCAAACCGCGGAATACAAGTTTGTGAATTCCATTCCTGCCGACCTCAAGCTGGCCATGCTCATTTTGATCAATGACGCGTACCAGAACAGAGAAATGAATGTCGCTGGAGCCGTGGGCAGAGTTGACACCGTGGATGACATTTTAATCGCCAACAAAATCTGGGATTTCTCCCAACCCAATTACTAGCCGGGTATTAAGTCGGGATGGCCGAGATTTATTGCATTAAGAATACAGTTAACGGGAAGCTTTATATAGGGCAGACCGTTAGAGATAAGAAAAGTCGTTGGAACTCGCACGTTTGCGATGCGATGTCTGGTAGAGACTCGATGCCGTTACACAGTGCAATTCGGAAATACGGAAAGGAAAACTTTACGCTAAGAACGATTGCGACTTGCGGCTCTGAAAACTTGGACTGGTTAGAGTGTGTATTTATCGCTTTGTACGGCACACAGAACAGAGACAAAGGTTACAACCGAACAATGGGCGGCGATGGACTTAAAAATCCTTCGGCAGAAGTCAGAAAGAAAATGGCCGACGCCAAACGTGGGAAGCAGATGAATAAATGGAATGAGTCGGCTAGAGCTAAGTTGAGCGCATCAAAAACAGGCGTCAAAACTTCAGAGAAACACCGTGCGGCTGTGAAGGCAGGTTGGGCTGCAAGGTTAGCTAATCCGAACATTGCAAAAAGGAAACACGGCGAAGAAGCAAAAGCCAAGATGCGAGAGGCTGCCAAAGGGAGAAAACCCACAGCGGAAGCTAAGGAAAAGATGAGTGCTGCCAAAAGGGGAAAGAAGCATTCACTACAGCATCGCCGCAATATCAGCGAGGGATTACTTCGCAGAAAGGCCCAATTATCGAAATCAGAAATACCATAGAGAGGTAACACCACATGAGCATTACAGCTTTAACCATAAGTCAGCTTCGTCAAAATAATTACGCCGTGGTCGCTGGTGACCTGACCGTCGCCCAGACGGCCCTTGATGTCACCAACGGCAACAGCTTCGTCGCCACGGGAAAAGAAGTTCTGGTCATCAATAACACTGATTCTGCCAGTCACACGTTCACTATTACGTCCGTGCCCGACAGCTTGGGTCGTTCCGATGCCAGCCTAACTTCTTACTCGGTCGCCGCCACCTCATTCGCTGCCATTCAAATGAACCAGCTTGCAGGATGGATACAGAGTTCAGACGGCACCGTTCACCTCACCACCAGTTCAGCTTTGCTGAAGATTACGGTCTTGAGAATTAACTAATCCATGCTGCCTCGCAGACTCAATGGCACAGCCTACACCGGCAGTGGCTCGTTTAATACACGGGTCACGTTGCTGAAGAAATCCGACGCTCGTGATGCCCAAGGTGAACTTGTTAGTTCGCATGAAGCAGTTGCGACAGTGTGGGCAAAGGTCGAGCCGTTGGTCTACAAGTACACGGAAAAACAGGAACACGTAACGGTGGAAAGCACTCACAAAATCACGATCCGCTTTCTGGCTGGCATCGACGCAACCAACCTTGTTCAGCTAGCAGACGCAACGGTGATGAACATTGAAGCGGCATACGACCCTGACCAACGGAAAGTTGAATTGTGGTTGATGTGTTACGCACGCATTTAGGTGAAGGATGGGCGATGGAAGTTTCACGGTAAAAGTTGAAGGGCTCGCAGAATTGGAAGAGTTGTTAGGCGGTCTTGCCCAGAAGGAAGCCCGAACTGCTCTGAGACGGGGAATGCGCAAGGCCATCGGCCCGGTTAAAAACGCAATCGTCGCTAATGCCCCACGGGATACGGGCTTCATGGACGAGCACTTCATTATCAAAAGTAAAGCTGGTGGTGGGGACTCGGACGATGGCAGCACCGGCAGCATTGTCGTTACAGTACAGCCCACTAATGATACTTACCCTGAAACGGGGAAAGTAAAACGGCAAAGGCGTGTTGCTGAAGTTGTGGGTATAACGGTGGCCGGTTCAGCACATGAAGCGGCCCGACCGTTTATTACCGAAGCCTACGAACAAACAAAAGACCAAGTCGTTTCAGACGTAATCACGGAAGTTACAAAAGCTGTTGAGAACATCAACAAGAAGAGATAAAGATGCCATTCGACCAAGATTTATACGCATTTCTAAGCACCGATACGACCGTCCTGGCTGCGCTGGGTGGTGTCAACTCGGTCTATAAGTCGATGGTGCCGAAAGGCAAACCGTTTCCAGCCGTAGTGATGCAGACCATCTATTTCTGGCCGACTTATGCAGCCGAAGGAACCCTGAACGCTTTCAAGCAGCGGGTGCAATTTGACAGTTACGCCAGCACCGCAACAGCCGCAGCCGCAATCAGCGATGTTCTGCAAAACTTGTTGGCCAATCTTTCTGGATCGTTGGGTAACACGGTGGTGACGGCCAGCTTCGTTACCCGCATGAACGACATGGGATACGAATCCGGGCCCACGGACGGCTTTCTGTTTAGACGCTTGCTGTGGCTGGAATTTATGTATTACGAATTAGCCACACCAGAACCAGCAAGCCCAACGCTACCTGCCCCCGGCAACTTGGATAACGCTGGATATTTTCAGGGTGTGCCCGTATCACAAACCCCACCCACAGACGGTCAGGTGCTTGTATATTCGGCAACCGACCAACGCTATGAACCCGAAGCCGTTTCGGGTGGTTCAGGTGGAACGCCCACGGACATTGATGGCGGGTCATTTTAGTAGGTAATCAAACATGAGTACAACGATCCAAATTCGTAGAGGGCTCGCTGCAAGCTTGCCAACCGTGGCAGCTATCGGTGAGCTGCTGTATGCCACCGACACCGGCATCCTTTATATAGGCACCGGAACAGGCGTTCAGCAAGTTTCAAATCTGGTAACACTGAATGTGCAAGAACAAGAAATCGAAGGCGAGCAGCCCACAGGAACCAACCTGACGACTACGCCTGTTAATCCAGTCCTCATCGGTGCCCTCGGGACAGACGGCAGCCTGCACAGCATTTCCGTTGATGCCACCGGCAAAATTCAAATCGCTAACTTTCCCACGACCCAAGCGGTTTCAGGTGCGGTGAGCGTATCAGGCAGCGTGTCGGTTTCCAATCTGCCAACCATTCAAATCGTAGAAATTAGCGACGGCACAAACACATTAGGTGTATCGGCTCATCCTGTACGCACAGACCCAACCGGCACCACAACCCAGCCCGTGAGTGGAACCGTTGCCGTGAGTTCTATTCCCACAATTCCAGCGGGAGCAAATCTCATTGGTCAGGTGGAAGTGAGCGACGGAACAAACGTTTTGGGCACTTCGGCACACCCTGTAAAGGTAGACCCAACGGGCACGACAACGCAGCCAGTCTCAGGAACGGTATCAATCAATGCAATTCCCGCAGGTTCAAACGTTATCGGTGGTGTGGAACTCGTCGACTCCGCAGGAACAAACAAGGCTAGCATCTCAGCCGCAGGAGCAGTGAAGGTCGACGGCTCAGCGGTAACGCAACCAATATCAGGAACAGCGACAGCCAATCAAGGCACCGCAGCAGCCACGGCTTCAGCCTGGCCGACCAAGATTACGGACGGCACCAATGCCGTGACTGTGGCCTCACTCACCAACAGCAAAGCCCTGGCCGTTGAAATTGTCGATGGTGCAGGAACGCAGATCACAAGCTTTGGTGGTGGGACACAGATTGCCGATGGCACGACCAACGCAACCCCAACTGGCACCGTGGCGATGGCAAAGAATGGCAGTAACGTTATTCATGCTTTGGCCGTGGACTCAAGTGGAAATTTGAACGTCAACGTTCAAGCCGGTGGCACTGGTGGCAACGCTTCAGTTTCAACCACCGCCGCAGCCGTGCCAACCTCTGCCACCATGGTCGCTGGCTCAGACGGAACCAATCTCAGAGCTATAAACGTTTCTTCCACTGGTGTGGTAGCGGTCGACGGTTCAGCCGTAACGCAGCCGGTTCAGGGTACTTTGACCAATAACAACGCTGCCCCAAGCACGACCAATATTGGGGTGTTGCCGTTAATAGCGAACGTAGCACCACCTTCATGGACAGAAGGGAACACGGTTCTTGGTTCCGCTGATTTGGCTGGCGCGACCAGAGTGACAATTCGTCCCCCAGCTGCCCTTGGTTTCTATTCAATTGGAGTGGGCACCGGAGTTTATAACGGCCTCGCCGCCGGTGCAGCAGTATTTGCCGCTCGTTGGGGTGATGCCACACGACTGGCTCTCATTCTCAGGGTCACGGTAAGCGTTATTCAATCTGCCGCTGTATCGACACTTGGTGGAAGAGTTGATCGCCGTCTCATCATAGCCCGTTCATTCACCGCATCGTACACAGGCGGGACGACCATAAGTCTCACTGGTGACAACAACAAGATGCGCACAAGTCAGGGCTCATCTCTGTTCACCGACATGAGAGTGGCCTCGACCGCCGCGCTCACCGTGGGAACTCGCACTCTTGATTCGCAAGCTGTTGGTATTGCCGCAGTGTGGGCAAACTTGACGACATCGCCCACGGCCACAGGTACGGCATCCACCACAGCGCATAACCGCATTATCGACAAATACGATTTGTTCAACACAACCGCAAACTTCAATTACCCGATTGTTCTCGCTCAAAATGAGGGCATCGTTGTCGATATGCAAAACGCGCAACCATCGGGTTCATCCCTCTCAACTTTCATAGAAGTTCAGTGGGCAGAAGTGAACGCATTCTAAGAGGTAGCATTTAATGGCACTTACATACTTAGGAAACGCAAACTTTAACGGTGCGGTCATGAACCTAACAGGCGATGGCACCAATACGGTACTGGTGATTGATTTCACTAAGGCACCTTTTGCAACCGACTTCGTCGGAAACATACCCACCGATTTCGCTCCATCATTGGGAACTGTTTTTACCAGCAGTGGCGAGGACGACAGCTATTCGGCAACATTTTCATTCTCAAGCACAGTGGCCACCATCACGCTCAATAAACCGTTGCCCGATGGTGTAAGTGTTCCTGTCAATTTCAATTTTTCATACGGGTCAATTGCGGTCTAACGCTCTTTGACCTGGATTACCGGGCTTTTCCGCTCAATAATTAAAGATAGGGATTGTTATCATTTCGGAAAGTTTGTACTCACAACCTCACCGAAGTGTTTGAGCGCAGCAATATCGTA